AGTCGAAGAACCCGAGCATGAACTTGTCCTCAATTCCGCATTCCGCTAGAATGATCTCCAGACCTTCCTCGCCCATAATGGCACGGGTATCTTTGTATTTTTCGTTGAACTCTCTGACGACTTGTTCCGGAGGAGGTATTTCTTCGGAGGGTATTTGCGTATCCACTCCTTGAGCGTTCAACTCGTTTACGTACTGCTGATATACATTGCGTATTACTTCTTGTTTTTCGGCTTCTTCTTTATTGGATACGGTATCCGGGTTTTTGACAACTACATGGTAGTTCAAAGGTCTGCGGGATTTTTCTCCCAGAAGAATATCGATTACAGGCTTGATAATGTTATAGTTTCGGATCTTGGCAGGGAATTTCTTGGTCTTCCACTCTTCGGATTTATACGGGTCTGTAACGTAATCATACTCCATGGTATTGAGTATTCCGTTATAGGCATCATAGAACTTCCCAAAGCTGGAAGCAGTAGAAGGAAATTTAGCCTCGGAAAGAAGCGCTTTCATGGTGGCTATGCCCCAATCCTTGTCTTTTTTAGACCTTGGAAGTCTCTGTTGTGGTAGTGTACTTGTTTTCATAACCCCCAATTTATATGATGCATATCCTTTTTAATGTTTTTGGTTGTTCCCTTTTAATAGAGCTCATTTAAAAGAAGTCCCGGGAAAAGAAATCGTCTTCCTGTACATACCTATTCTCGACTACCGGTCTCAGCGTTTCGTCTTTTATGTAATACATTCCGACAAGCAGAGCAGAAACTCGGTCATAATTACCTTTACGGTAATAGCGTATCAATTCGTCAAGAAGCGGAATATCATATATAAAGTGAAGATTCAGAGACTGTTTGCCGTCTTCTGTCTTTCCTCTGGGAGCTACCAGCCAATCCCGCAGATAAATCTCGGCTTGTGCTTTTCGTTCTTCGGATCCCATGCTCATCCCGTATTTTCGCCCTAGTTTTCTGATGTTGATATTATGGGTCTTGTCGATGATCTCCACCTCGCTTTTGAGCCATCCGAGTTTCTTGAACCGTTTGGCATATCCGATAACATCTCCACGGTCGTTCTCAAATCCGATCTTGGCATTGTAGTACTGAGCCAGCATGAACAGATTCATGTTGTACTCGTCCTGCGTTTTGGGTCTTCCGACATAACTGGCTACAAGCATATCATCGGGGGAGGAGATGTTGTTTATCTTCTTGTACACAAATGCGCTCCCCAGCGATGCTCCGCCATCGGTGTCGTTTCCGTAAGGGTCATGGAATATTGTGTACATGTTGTCCGGAATAGAGCCGTCGTGCGAACGGTAAGGAACCTGGTACACAACCAGTCCGCCTGTAAGATCCTCCAGTCTGTTGTGCGGGAACTTAGTGATTATCTTCACACTCTGTGACGGGAGAAACTTAACTCCTCCGGCAGAGTCGTCGGACAGATACCCGGGAACTCCCATACTGTTGTAAAGATTCTTGCTCTGCAGATATCCCCGCCACTCGTTGAGTTGAATGGTAGGAAAGATATTGTTACTTGTCCGTAGAAACGCTTCGCGAGGACAGTTCGAGTATTCTGTGATGTGCTTGTCGTATACGGCGCTGCTTTTGGCGTTTTTCTTAATAAGCTCTCGCTTTTCGGTTTCATATTCCTCGGCTTCGTCCTTAAGAGAATTTCCGTCCTTGTCGATAAATCCGATCTTGTTGAGCTTATCGGGAAAGAAGAACGAGCATATAGAACCGTTTGCTCCCTCATCCCAAGTGTTGTTGTATGGAAGAAGATTGTACGGCTCGGGATTGTAGAACATCTCCTCCATGTCGATTGTGCCTCCGTCCATATCCCCTCCTGTGCCGAAGATGACGATCATACCAGTGGTTACAGAGCCATCCTCTACAGTAGGTTTTGTAGCCATAAAAGAATCCTTCAGGTTGTTGAATTTTCCTCCCTCCTCAAATAGGATGAGCTCTGAATCTTTACCTCTGGCGGCATCCGGATTGTCCTTGAATGTGATGGCTATGATATCGGATTTGTAGCCTTTCTCTATAGGCTGTCCGTTTATGTACTCGAAATAAGAAGCTCTAACATGTTCCTGTTTATTTACTCCCTGCCTGCGTTTTACCCACGCTGTGTGCTCGTTGTAAAAGTTAAGATAGTTGACTGCCATGGTCATAGTCCCCTTGGGGTATAGATATTTCTTTTCGAATGCTCCTATGAGAGTTGTGGAGTTACGAATTGTGTTATAGGTATTGGCACAGATTTTTCCATTTTTATAACTAAATCCTTTTCTCCTGGATTTGGCTATCAGAAGATGATGTCCTCCGTCAAGCAGGGTAGGGGTATTGATAAGATTCAGCGCTTTTACTTTATCCTCTGCCATACCAAATCGGCAGATCTCAAAGTTCCAGAAGTAGTCATAATCTCCATCCCAGAAATCAGGGAATGTCAGAATCTTCCTACCGGTCTTTACTCTGTTTTTTGCTATGAGCGATTCTTCATTCTCGGTCTGTGTAAGACGGATCTGTCCGAAATTGAGATAGGAGTAGTGATGTCCTGTTATCTTGACCCCTCCGACAGAATAACCTTCACGAATACGAATGTTCTGTTCGTTCCAGTAGTCCATCCAGGGAAGGCTCCCCGCAGGATCCGGACAATAATACCCGTACTTTAAAAAATGCTTCGCTTCAGTGCGAAACAACTCCGTGTTTACAAACATTACATAAGCTAGTCTTCGAAATGGGTAGCTCCACCCCCTCCTTTGATTCTGCGTTCGTTGCTCTGCTCTTTCTTGACTTTCTCCTCCAGCTCTTCTATAGTAGATACAGCTTTTGGTAGCTTGCTTGATAAATTCAGAAGCCTGTCTATGTTGTCTGCCAGTGTGGCAAGAACATCCAGATCAGCTTCTCCATCTTCCGGATCACTCTGAAAATTCATCATGTCCTCGATGTTTTGTTGCATTAGTTTGATAACCTTCGTTGATGTGAGAAGGGACTCTTTGATTGCTTTGAGACTCTTTACACTAGGAGTCTCCATCAGCTGCTCGTACTTGGCAGTCGCGTTGATTACTGCCTGATCGGGTTTCCAGTCGGGATCGAACCCTAGGTCTTTCTTCACTACCCCGATTCTCTCCTCTCCGCTGTAGATGGTGTAGGGGGACTTGTAGTCCGTTATAAAATAGATATAGGAAAACTCCTGAACAGCTCCTCTTTTGTGTGAGTCCTTGTCTCGGTTCCATATAACAGAAAACTCCGGGATCAATTTAATCTCCGGAGTCACCGTCACTTTGTACTTCTCTTCTTGGAATAGACTCATGTTTTACAATTTTTCGCTCTGCTCTGTTTTGATTAATCATCTGAAGTCTGTACGGATTGACAGTAAATTTACCCAGATACGGCAACGATACGGTCTCGAATCCGCTGTGCTCTACTATGTGAGCCGTAAACTTGCTCTGAGAATTCACAATAGAATAAACCTCCTCGAACGAAGTTCCGAGATCCTGCGCAATCTCCTTCATCAGGATAGTGCTTAAATCCTTATAGAACTTCGGCTTGGGCATATACAAACTGGAATTTAATGCCATCCCGATAATTGTCGGGGTGTAGTGTTGGGTGAAGGGTGTAATGAGAATCCTTTGTAATCAGGATGGCATTTTTTGTTTTCAGCTTCTTTACATAGTTGTTCAATACAGCTACGTTGGTAATATTCAGCCATTCGGCTACCACCTTCCGAGAAAGGGAAGTTCCTATCAGATCCGGGTTGTACTTGATGAACGCGGCAAGAATAGAAATCTCCATTTCGGTGAGGTTGAATATACCGTTCATAAGGGTAAGATACGTCTTTACGTACTCTTCCTGTTCTATCTTAAACTGGATACTTTTCATGCGATTTCTTTACTGTTTGTATTTTGTTGCTCAATCTCTTTTTAAGAAGTCTACGAATGTCTTTAAGCATCATGATGATTACTTCGTTCTCTGTGGAGAATTTCTTTTTCTGCAGGCTGTACTGCCGCTCGATCAACATATCGATTACCTCTTCGTTGGTCGTTCCAGGCTCATACTTTCCCTCTTCGTTCTTATGCGTGAATTGTATGCTCTGCACTTCCTCTGAATTGAAGTTCTGCAGATCATAAATCACTCCTTCTTTTGTGCATATCATACAGTATATTATTTTGTATAAAGTGCAAATATACAAAAAAGATATAGTTTATGCAACAGATAATTTGGTATAAGGAAAGATCAGGCAACAAAAAACCGGCTGTTGATATCAGCCGGTCTATGAATCACCACTCGAGCTTCTTGCTCTGTTCCCGAAGATGCTCCCGGGATATCTTGATGTAGGGGCGCATCGCACGAAAGTCGTGATGACCCGACATGAGCATCACATCCTGTACAGGTACTCCTCGCTCGAGCGCCAGGGTTACGAACGTCTTGCGGGCAGTGTGTGTGGTTACCTGCTCGAAGTAGGGCACGAGCATTCTCCTCCTCGTCTTGGAATCGTACAGCTCTACAGCTCGGTTGATGTTCATGATCTTGAACAGCTCTTTCAGTTGCCAGTTGTACACCGGATTGGGTATCTTCGGCGTGCTTGCTCCATACTGAACCAAGATCTTGTTGGCTACGTTGGCAAGAGGAGCGATGGCATCTCCGCCGGTCTTGATCTGGTTGTAGGCGATGACTCCGTTATCCACCCAATAGTCCTTGAAATTCTGGGAGTCCGAGTAACGCATGCCGGTACAGCAGCAGAACACGAACAGATCCCGGGTGCGTCTGAGGTACTCCGGAACATCCTCGCTCTCGATGAGATACCTCAGCTCCCCTTCACGCAGAGGATGGATGTTGTGGATGTTTCTCCAATCGTAGGAGAAATGGTTCCGGGGAAGTTCTGGGTATGCCCAGTTGTAAAACGCAGTGAGACACCTGACGTGCTTGTTGATGGTAGACTCGGAAAACACGTTGATCTCGGTTTTGTCCTCGTCCTTCAGGTTCTTCTTCTTTAATGTCAGAAACTGAATGTACCTTCCGAACTGTACCTGATCAAAATTCTTAAAAGTGATGTCGTAATGATCCATGGCACAATATGCCTGCAGCTCTCTCTGGAACTGCAGGTAGTTGTTTACAGTCTTGGCTGACCTTGATACCATCTTGGTCTTGAGGAACTCATCAAACATACTCCAGAACGGCTTGTAGGCACTCTCAGGATTACCGAAGTCATCGGGCTCCACTCCGGTTACCTTGAAATATTCTCTGCGCATCGCATGCACGTCCGGATACACGTTGGCTGTT